TGCTCGTACAACGGCAACGGGTGGGCTCTGTTGGCGTTGCCGGCTCTCGCCCTTGGCAGGTTGCGCTGCGGCGTCGGGCGCACACGCTGGGCCTTCTACGGCTACTACGTCGGCCACCTGGTTGCGTTCGGCCTGCTGGCGCTCCTGGTGCACCCGGCGTCGTGAGGCGATCACGTCCGCCAGATAGATCACGTTTTCGGAACGATGGCGTCCGCCGGCGTCGAGATTATCGACGCCTCTAGAACGCTGGGCCGCCATCATCCGCCGCCATTCGCGCGCGATGTTGCACGTCAGCGACCACCAGGTCATGTCGCACGGTTCGAGACTGTGACCCTCGGGGGTGAACATGTGTCCACCCTGGAAACCGAAACCGGCCCAGGGGCCGGTTAGATCTATGCGGTCGTGCGTATCCATCGCGGTCATGCCTCAAGCTGGTCCTTGCCAGGGGAACCGGCAGGCAAGCAAGAGCCGATCCAGAGCCGCAACCAGTGCCAAGCAGAACCGACGAAGGCCGAAAGGCGGGCCATCTGCAATTTCGCATAATGTATAGAGTGATCGAGGTTACTGCCCGAGCCGACTGAGGCTTCGGTGCGCTGGGGCAGGGTGAAGCCCACAGCCAGGAATAGCACCATTGCAGCAGCGGCCAAGCGTTTCGCCAGCGCTGCCCATGCTTTTCCCGCCTTCCCATCCGCACGCACTGCCTTTATGGCCACAAGCCACTGCACGGGGTCATCCCCAGCCATCTCGGCCAATTCCGCGATGTTGTCTTCGCTTGGGTAGCTGTCCCCGTGGCGCCATTGGCTGATCACCTGCCTGTTCGTGCCCAAATGCTGCGCTAACGCATTGTCTGAGCTTATGTTTTTCCGTGACCGCGCCTTGTCCAGGAGCGTCGCAACGATACTCATGTCATGTACTCGCTTGACAGATGCCCGGTAATCAGCTTACATCGCACCTGTCATGTATCCACGTGACACCCCGTCACGGCCTCCCCTGTGCCGTGGCGGGGTCATACAGGGTGCAGGGGAGGGGCTAGGGGATGCACACATACATGCTGACGATGGGGGCCGTCTTCTTCGCCCTCATCCTGGTAGCGATCGCCAAGCTCGGGGCGTGGTTAATCGACCGCCGCGAGCAGGGCGCGACCAAGGCGATTCGTGACGCCGTCTGCGTCATTCAGGCAAGCGCACATCTGCGCTCCCTTGAAATCGAAGCATCCAGGCGCGGCAACCTGCTCGCTGCCGCTGACTTCGCTGACCAGGCGGATCAAGCCGACCTCGATCATGCGATTGCACTCCTCGACCAGGAGTCGATGGGGGAGGGGTGGTCTTCATGATCTTCCTTATTCCGCTGGTGGTCGTCGCGATCCTGTTGTGGTTCCGCTACGTCAGCAAAGGTCGGTTCGAATGACCTGCACTTTCGGCTACCAACACCAGGGCCGTTGCTCACAACGCGTCCGCCGCGCCGACAACGCGATGCAGCTGTGCCATCAGGCCGGCGAAACCGTCCGCGCGCTTGAAAAGACACGGGCTCGCCGGTTCGAGCAGCTGGACCTTTTGTCGCCGGCCGCCGACGAAGAGCTGATTTCCTTCTGGTGGAGTGTCCATCGCGCTTGCGGCGTTGAGTATCGGCGCATGGCGCGCATTTTCTGGACACGATGCCCGCACGGGAACTCGCCTGGCGGGCAGGGCAATGAGCCATGAATACGCACTTCCCGAACAGCCCTTGCTACCAGTGCGGGGGCAGCCTGCAGAAGCTGGCGGCGATGGATGCACACCTGACGTGCTGCACCAGCTGCGGCGTTCTGACCTCGAAGCGGGTGGATACGCAGAGCTGCTGCAGCGCCTGGAATGGCAGCAGTTCTGGACGCTCACTTTCCGCGTTGAACACGGCAGTTCCACAGGCGGCGTACACCCCGAGAAAGCTGATAAAGCGTTCCGCTTCTTCGTCAGCTGCATCAACCGCGGGATCTACGGCCCAAAGTGGAACACGAAGTGGCACCGCGGCGTCCAGTGGGCGCGCGGCCAGGAATTCCACCGCGATGGCCGTCTCCATTTCCACGCCGTTGCAGCTGCTCCTACCGATGACCTCAACCGACTCATGTCCAGGTACGAGTGGCACGAGTGGTGGTTCAAGGAATTCGGTCGAAATCGCATTGAAGCGCCGCGCAGCCAGCTCGATATCACCGGCTACGTCTCCAAGTACGTCTCGAAGGGCGGGGTTGTTGACCTGTCACGAAACTTCGGCGCTTGGGAACCGCCGCCCATCGACTACACCCGCAGGCCGCAGCAAGCCGAGTTCGAGCAAACGACACGTCGGGGAAGCGTCCAACCCGTGATCCGGGGTGCAGGGGCCAGGCCCCTGCGGTAAACGCCTCACCCGCACCAGGAACATCGCCGCCCCGGTTTGTTGGGAAACCTCTCACCAGGTCGGCGCGGGAGCCAGCCAACACCCTGGCAAACGCTTTGATCGCAGCGACAGCACCACGCGATTCGGTAGGCCACCACCGTGACAGATGGCCCCGGACGGACTGATGCAAGCATCGCGTTTCGGTCATCGCTAAGCCTCTCCCGGCCCCCCGAATGGGGGGTAAGGGGGGACTTAGCTTGACCCCCCAGTACCGCCCTGAATCAGCCTTACTCAAAAACGACAGCCAATTACCAACGACAAGAGAGAACGACCATGAGCAATCCGACCGTCAAGATCACCACCCCCGTCGAATCCCGCACCGTCACGACCAGCAAGGGCATCCCGAAGGCGATTTTCTTCCAGCGCGCAACCCTGGAAACCGAGGAAATGCGTATCCAGGTTGAGGTTGAGGTGGATGGCCCGGATAAGGGCTACCCGGTGGGTGCAGCCAAAGAATGGGACCTGGTGCGCGACCTGGTGCCGGGCCGCTTCGGCATCGAGCTGGCACGCCGCATGACCCTCATCGACCCGCAGGGCGGCAAGCAGCAGCTCAAGCAGCAGGCCGCGTAATCCATGCCTGCACCGGTCTACATCCAGGCGTGTCTGGCGGAACACATCACCGCCGAAGGCGTCTGCACGGTGCCGGTGTGGATCGAAAAACCTCAGCCAGTACTTCCACCGCTCACGCTGGCTGAGGGTACGCAGGTCGCATTTGCAATCGCGGGCTGCTGGGCAATGGGCGTCGTTTTCAGACAGTTCGCCCGTGTGTCTCGTGAGCGGTTTTGACCAACCAATCGATCAAGGACCAAAAATGAACACCAAGAACGCTTTCCGCAAGCCCCTCAGCTTCCTCCGTTCGACCGCCGGCAAGGTTTCCACGGGCCTGACGGCCATGGTCGCCACCCCGTTCGCCATGGCCAGCGGTGGCCCGGCCGAGGCCATCACCGGCGAAATCACCAGCGGCAAGGCCTCCGTCAACAGCATCCTGGTCGTGCTGGCCGGCGTCCTGGGCCTGTTCCTGCTGTGGTCGATGATCAAGCGCGCCAAGTAAGCCGGCAGGCGCTATGCCTGTCGTGATTTTGGAAGTCGTGGCTCTCGCCGGTCAGGTGATCGGCGGGATCCTCTCGATCCTTGCAGTGGTGAGGGGGCTGTACATCCTGTGGGGAATGATCAAAAAGACCAAGTAGGGGCGGATGCGCCCCTACTTCATTTCAGGGGGTAGCTATGGGCTATTTCGTGATCGTCGCGGTGCTGGGGGCGCTATGGCTTGCCTTCGATACCTAACCGCACTTCTGCTCGTCATCATTGCCTCTGTCCTGGTTACGCCTGCAGCGCATGCACAGGACTACTCTGGTTGTACCGCTGTGGTTGCCGAGCTCCGCTCTTGCCAGGATCAGGGCAAGGCCGCCGCTGCCGCAATCTCCGTCGCAGCATCGATCGCCAGCAAGGGTTGTGGCGGCCTCGGTCCAAATCGCGTACGCCCCGAGGCCGCGTCGGTCCAGGCCGGCAATACCATTCGCGTACGGCTGCTGCACGTCGACAACGGCTCAGGCGTCTGCGCAGTCACCCGCAGCTATCCTTCCGGCTCGGAGTGCGCCGGTCGTGCCCAGGGCGATGCCGGCATGATCAACGGCACCTTGACCTCTTCAGGCGTTTGCGACCAGGGCTGTAAGGTCGTCCCGAACCTCGATAACCGTAGCGACTTTTCCATTCGCGAGAACGGCAACCCTAACGCCATTCCGATACGCTCCGGAACGTGGAAGCCAACCGGTGATATCTGCCAAGCGGACGTAGCGCCCAAGCCCGAGAACAAGGACGAGGCCTGCCATACGACCAGCTCGGGTCACACCGTTTGCAAGAGCAAGGATAAGACCTGCGTATCCACTGCCTCCGGCTTCCGCACGTGCGCTACCGATGCAAGCAATTCGAACGGCAAGACTGAGGCGAACGAAGCCCGAACTGAGGCCGCTTCAATCTCGGCACCGTCCACTGCTCCCAACGCCCCCACAAATCGCCCTGGCGAAAACTGGAAGCCCTCTGGCGGCGGCGGCTCCATCACCAACAACAACACCGGCACCACCAACAACTACAACACCTACAACAACACCGGCAGCCCCAACACCGGCAAGCCTGTTGGCGGTGACGGTAGCTCGGGTGGTGGCAGCGGCAACGGAAGTGGCGGCGGTAACGGCGGCAGTGGTAACGAAGGGGAGGGTGACGGAGACGGTAACTCTGCCTCCGGCGGCGGCGACTGCGATACGCCACCGGTAGTAAAGGGGGACGCCGCACTTGGCATGGTGGCAATGCAGACCTGGGCAACGCGGTGCGCGGTTGAGTCCAATAAGGGCAGCAGTGGCGGCACGGTTACGGGCAGCGTTGGCGACTGCAACAGCCCGTTTAGCGTCTCCGGTGACAGCGTCGAAGCCAATCAGCTTCGCGCTCTTCGCGTCTCCCTTTGCGTCGGCCCTGGTTGGGCAAAGGCGGGCGAGGGGCAGGGGTCTGGCGACAATCCGCACGACGGCGCTGAGGGTGTCGACGGACCCGGCAAGTCCACCTGGAAATTCGATACCGACGTTCTTGATAAGTCCGGTTTCGGCGGGGGCACTTGTCCGCAACTTGGAACTATCGAGCTTGGGCGTTTTGGCGCTATCTCGCTGGATAACACCACCTGGTGGTGTCCGCTCATCTCCGCACTTCGCGCGGTGATGTTGCTCCTTGGAGCGTTCATTTCTTTCCGCGTCCTCTTCGGTGAATGACCATGATTTGGGATTGGATTACCAGAGCCGTCAACCTCCTTTGGGTCGTCACCTTCGGTGGTGTTGGCCGCCTCGTTACCAAAGTACTTTCCACTGCCGGCATCACCCTGGTGTCGGTTAACACGTTGCTTCCGAGCCTGAAATCATTCCTTCAGGATTACGTGAGCGGCCTGCCCGATTGGGCGCACAACTTCATAGGCGCTGTTGGCTTCGATCAGTTCATCACCATGATCGTCTCGGCGCTGTCTGTGCGCTTCATGTTCAAGATTATTCCGATGCCGACAGCGGCTGCCGAACAGCTTGGAGTGACCAAGGAATGATCTACTGGTATACCGGCCAGCCGGGGCACGGTAAAACGCTGCACGCGATTGACCATGCTATCGACTTCCGCGACGAGGGCAGGTTGGTCTACGTTTGCAACGTTCGCGGGTTCAAGCACGACGACGCGCGGATGCTGCCACTTACCCCCGAGCAATTTCGCGACTGGATGAACGTTCTGCCAGACGGTTCGGTGTGCCTCGTTGATGAGGCATACGAGCATCAGATGCTTCCTAAGCGTCGTCCAGGCTCTCAGGTTCCGGACCATGTTGAGCAGTTAGCAAAGCACCGGCATCGCGGCCTGGACTTCATCTTCGTCAGCCAATCCCCTGATCGGCAGTGCGATGATTTCGTGCAAGACCTCATCGAGCGGCACGTGCATGTGCGTCGTCGCTTCGGCCTTCCTTTCGCTCACTTGCGCACGTTCGATCGTTACGAAAAGAACCCTGAAAAAGGGCATCCACTCATCCTCAAGCGCGTCAAGCTGCCGAAGCGGCCCATGGGTCTGTATGAGTCCACGGTCATGGACACCAGCGAGAAATCAATTCCGTGGTACTACCCGGCTGCCATTCTTCTCCTGGTCGCCGTCGTGTTCGGGGCCTGGCACACCGTTGGCCGTGTGCACGATCAGCTCAGCGGAACGTCCGAAACAGCGCCGTTGGTCGCAACAGCGCCGCAAGCGGCGGAGAACGGAGCGGCAGCGACGGTCGCAGCCGCGCCGCAAGCTGAACCGCCCATTCCCACGCGCGCCGGGGACTACATCGCCTGGATGCAGCCGAGAGTGCCTGGGCAGCCCTGGACGGCTCCCGCCTACGATGGCCTGGCGATTCCTACCAGTCAGCCGCCACGCCTTTACTGCATGCAGTCCGGCGAAGGTGAGGACGCAACCGGCCAGCGGCAGCCTGCCAGGTGCAGCTGCATCACCGACCAAGGCACCGCCTATGAGATGGATGCCGACCGTTGCGGCCTCATCGCTCGAAAGGGCCAGTACGAACCGTTTCTCGACATGAACCAGCGCGATGCGCGCCGCATGAACGACATGCAGCAGTCTGCGCACTATCAGCAGGAAAGCCGGCGCATAAGGGGCGAGGGCGCGCTCGTTGGCGGCGGTGCCGGTGTAACGACTGAACGCGCGGGGCAGGGCATTTCCATCGGGCGTGCCAGTCGTTCCCAGGGAACATTCCCCGAAGCGCCAGGCTACGAGGGTGCCGGCGTCACTACTCTCGCGGAGGCCAAGCTATGACCAGCAGTGGACGTGAGCTTCTCAAGTGGATCGCGGTGGCGCTGATGACGCTGGATCACGCGCTCAAAGTGTTCCAGCTCGGGTATGTGCCGGTGGCCACTGAGCTTGGCCGCGTGGCGTTCCCCATCTTCGCCCTGGTCATGGCTTACAACCTGGCGCAGCCTGGTGCGGACGTAGCTCGGTCCATTCGCCGCCTGGCGCTCTGGGCGGTGATCGCGCAGCCAGCGCATGCCTTCGCCTTTGGGTACTGGCTGCCGGTCAACGTACTTTGGACCTTTGTCGTTGCCGCCTGCGCTATATGGGCGCTGGACCGCCGCCACTGGCACGTGGCCGTGGCGCTGCTCGCTGTGACGCCGATGGTCCTGGATTACGCTTGGGCGGGCGTGTGGCTCGTTGTAGGAGGCTGGGCTTGCTTCCGGGAGAACCGTGTATCCGTGGCGCATCGTCCCGCCTCCTGGGCGCTCCTGGCGGTGCCCATGGTCTTGCTGTGCTCGTACAACGGCAACGGGTGGGCTCTGTTGGCGTTGCCGGCTCTCGCCCTTGGCAGGTTGCGCTGCGGCGTCGGGCGCACACGCTGGGCCTTCTACGGCTACTACGTCGGCCACCTGGTTGCGT